CAGGGTTGATTTGAACACGAATAACTTCTCGTTTAAGCTTAGCACATGCTTGTTCAACCATGAACGTTTTACCGTTACCTGAAAGACCAGAGATATAGACTGGAAAGAACATTTGTGATTTAAGAATCTGAGTGATGTCTTTAAAAGAACCCCATGGAACAAACGTAGGATCTACATCAACAAAGGTTTTCTCTGAGTTAGCAACTGAAGCCACCATGCTTAGAACAGCATTTGATTGTGGTGCCTCAGTAACTGGTTCTGATTTTGGTAATACACTTGAAAGATCGTATGAACCGATTTTAACTCGAAATTCGGGCTTAAGAAGAGGAACAAAATCTTTTCCGGAAAAGCCCATATCACGAGCTGTAGACTCGATAACGTTCTTACGGAAAATTTTCTTATCTGGATAATTATTAGCCAGAGTTTTCAGGATATTCACAGTGGAGATTTTCATAATATAAGTCCTGTTTCATTAATTTAGATAGCTATTATATCATAGGTAGCTATGATAGTACACAGTTTTTTTAGATCATTTTGTTATATGCTTATAACTTTTAGTTAGGCTACTGCAGCTCCTATTTTCTGCATAAGCACTTTGTTTGTTTTCTTAGATTTAGAAAACTTCTTGAAGTCATTACCAATTGACTTAGTAGTCGATGGATTAAACTCTTCAGTGTTAGTGTCTAGATCTTTCTTGCCGCCTTTAAGCATATAGTAGTTGTTATAACCTAGAACATTTTTAAACTCAACACACTTATTCTTTCTATATTCTTTTGCTGCAGCCTTTTTAACATCAACATGATTAACTCGATCTGAATCAGATGATGCCATAGCAGCACCAACACAACGATAGTTAAACTCTGCTGAACGATCAGCAATAAAGAAACCGATTGTATTCGCATTGTATGTTTCACGAATGTTATTCATAAGAGCTTCTGTAAGCTTACGGCCTGTGCTAGTTTTGATTGACTTGTTACCAACTTTAACTATTGCTTCACCGCCAGTATATGTTGGTTTGATAGGCATGTCATTTGGATTATCTTGAGATCTCCATGTTTGAACACGGTTAGCATCACCATCAGTAATCGTTACAAAGTTAAACTTCTGAATAGCATTTTTCTTAATAAACTTTTTAACTAGATCGTTTGAAACCATCAAAGCTTGATTCAGTGGAGTAGAACCAAACTCTTCGTATTTTGAAGTGTATAGTCTGTAATTGAATACATACTCTCTATGGTGATCATTACCATATTCGATTAGACCTTTAGTGAAAACACGAAGAGCTAGATTGTACATTGCTTCTTCATAATCTTTCTTTTTAAGATCAGAACTAATAAGCTCAACCATTGCCAACTCATCAGCATCCATTGCACCATTACGAATATTGATATATTCTGATGTAGTTGTAAATGCATAAACTTTAAAAGGAATATTGACTGCTTTACAGAATGATACCATGTGCATTGTTTGTTGGATAACATTACCAATGACATCATACATAGAACCAGAGTAATCAACAAGAAGCATTAGACCATGGTTCTTCGCATCAGCCATATTAGTTACTCGAGCAAAGATGTCTTCGTTATATTTGTATGAATGAAGCTTATCAACATTAATAGAACCAGTCTTTGCTTCTGAAGCACGTTGCCATTGGAATGCGGCTTTCTTCATTTCGAACTCTTTGACTGCAGGTTGCACCGCTTTCTTTACTTCTTTAATATATTTGGTACAATAGCTTCGAATATCATATCTAGCTTCAAGATCTTTCCAATTGTTGCTTGGTTGACCAATCGTTTCAGCTCGTGATTCAGCTAGCTTAGCATAAGGAATAACCATTTGGTCTCTTTGCTTTTGATCGTAATCATTAATAAACAATGTTTGATTACCGTTTTCATCTGCATCTAAAAGCTTTTCTTCGTTTGATCTGAACATTTGGTCTGTTTCAGAGATTTCTTCTTGACTAGTATGCTCAGGCTCACGCGAGACAATTTTAGTTTGGCTTTCCGGATCTTCTTCCTCTTGAAGTTCCTCATCATCTTTAGTTGACTCCATATTAGATTCTTCGTCTTCACCATCTTCAGTTTGATCTGATTCTGAGATATCATCGTTATTCTCATCTGATGAATCCATTGGTTGATCATCTTCATTAGGTGTATATTCTTCATCACCTTTCTTTTCGTTCTGTTCCTGGGTATATGCAAGGATTTTCTTTACAACAGTACAAACATCAGAGAACGTTTGAGTATTCATTGTTTCATAGTATAACTGCATCTCTTCATCATTAAAGTCAATATCAATCAGATCAGCAAGCTTAGCTTTTAAATTGATCTTATCGATTAGCTTTAAAGAATCAGTTCGACTTGCGATATCGTCACCAAACAAACCAGAATCAAACAATTTCTTGTAACCAGTTTTAAAGGTACGAATAAGACCAGGATATGTTTCACGAATCTTTCTTTCAATACGAGCATCTTCGACTACGTTGATATAGTCACGAGGACAACCTTTGATTTCTTCATTTGAGCTATGAATACCTTCATAAGGAGTATATAAAGCATGACCTACTTCATGACCAACTAATAGATCATAAACATCTTTACCATGATTTTTCCAGATAGGAAGACCAAGTACACGATTCTTTACATCGAACCAAGCGGTCTTGTAATTACCGTGTTCTACAGTAAGATTCTCTTTGGCGAGTAGCTTAGCTAACATTGGATTTACTTGATGCATGGATGTGCTCCTTGATAATATATGTATATTATATCATAGAAGCACATCGGAGTACAACGTTTTTACTGTATAAGTGTGACTCGTTTCGAAATAATAGTCACGTCATTTCACTTTTGAGAAGTTTCTTTCCTTAATAAACTCGATTTTCGACCTGAATTTGTTCTCTAAGACGTCTCCTTTGTGCGAAATAATAAAGACATTCGAACCATCTTCAAGAGTATCTAGAATCTTCGTAAGAGAATCTACACCATCTACATCGAGACTACTATCAAACGTTTCATCAAGAATCAATAGATTAGTAGCTGCAGAGTTCTTCATTTTAGCAACCTGCCTCCAAGTAAATAATAGAGATAGATCGATTCTTTGCTTCTCACCTTCAGAGAATGATGAATAGTTAAATGCATCTCTGTGACGTGATTTAATTGTTTCATTAAAGCTTTCATCTAAATGGAATGCCACAAAGAAGTCTAGTACCTGTAGATACTGATTAATCATCTTATTCATTACAGGTAGATACTGTTTGATCACTTTGGTTTTGATGCCAGTATCTTTCAGCATTTCACCAATGACTTCATTATATGTACGCTCTTCAAGGTACTTTAGTTTACGTTCATTTAATGAATCCTTTGACTCACGGAATCCTTCAAACTCTACCTTTGCATTCTTAAGATCGCCACTCTGGCCAGATAATGAATTGATTTCTTTTTGCGTCTTATCAACTTCACCTTGTAAGACAGAGATCTTTTCATTATTAGAAAGTATTTGAGCTTGCTTTTCCTTTAGTTCATTAATACTCTCTAGTACAGTAGCAATAGAAGCATTTAACTCATCCATTGCAGTAGCAGCTTTGGTCTTATCAGACTGAATACGAACTGCATTTGCTTTTAGTTCTTCTTGCTTTTCTGCTTTCTTATCTTCACTTATAACCTGATCGCACGTAGGACAATTAGTATGCTCTTCATAAAACTTAGATGTCTTTACAAGTTGAGATATATCATTCTTGTATTGCATATCCTTCGTCTTTAACTGTAAGAGATGATCGTTTAGTTTCTCATAAGACGTACTATCCTCAGTCATACGAGTAGTAAGACCATCACCTAAGTCTTTTGATTCAGCAAAGATTTGATCGATAACCTTTTTATGATCACGAATTGTTTTACGCTTACCGTCGATTTGATCTTCATTTAACGATTCAAGGTTCTTAATATACTTATTTTGAGTATCAATCTTACCGTTAATTAATTGAATCTGATATGATAGATCCTTAATCTCTTCTTTGATCTTACCATTACGTTCTTTCAATAAACCATTCATCTTACTGAAGATGTTAATATCCAATAAGTCTTCGATTACTTCTCTGCGTGAATGTGAAGGTAGTTGCATAAAAGGAATAAACGAACTAGAACCAAGTACAACGACTTGGTGAAACGATTTATGATTTAGCTTAAGAATGTTTTGTTCTAAGAACTTCTGATAATCTCTTGCACTTGAAGACTGATTAATTAGATTACCATTCTGATAGATTTCGAATTTACCAGGCTTGATAGCTCGATGAATCTTAAACTCAGATGAACCAATCTTAAACTCTACTTCAACAACACAATGCTTCTTATTAATAGAGTTAATCAGCTGGTCTTTCTTAATATCACGGTGTGACTTACCAAAGAGACCAAACGATAATGCATCGAGTAAAGTAGATTTACCTGCACCATTTTGGCCTACGATAAGTGTAGTCGGACTTCTATCAAATTGTATTTCTGTAAACTCATTACCAGTAGATAGAAAATTCTTCCATCTACATAACTTAAAGTGAATCATTTAATGATTAATCCTCGGCATCTAAGATTTGTTGAGATGCTCTCACCCAGACATCGACGGCACGAGTAGCAGTCTTATCAGAAAAATTATCTACAACCCATTGAGCAACGTTTTTACTCTTACCATGCGGACACAATGTCCAAGTTAAATCTTCCATTAGTGTGCATCCTCTTCAGCCATTAGGAATATTGCGTTAGTAATAATAGTCGGTACAATCAATGCCAGATGAACACCGATAGATACTGGAATACTATAACCAAGCCAGCCTAAGTAATAGATTGCGATTATCCCAAAGAATGCAGACCACATAACAAATAGTGCCACTAATAGATACCCTTGCATCACCTGATCTGGAATAAACCTCAGTGGGTTATATCGTAAATCCATTATCATTCTATACATTTCAATTATCTTTCTCATATTATACTACCTCAAGGTTTTGTGCTTCTGTATATAGCTCTCTTAACTTCATTTTAATATTATCTTTATCAAGATCTGTTTCAACTGCATCAACATATGTATCGAGTAAGTCCTTTGTATCTTCCAAAGAAACCTTATCATCATCTACGCTTGAACCTACAAACTCTTCAAAGTTCTCAGCAATCTTTAATTCATACGTTTCTACATTCTGTAGTCTATCAATAAACTTATCAAACTGATACAGGTCAGTCTTATTGACAACCAGTACTTTGATGAACTTATGTTTATATTGCTCTACATCTATACTATTATAATCTATTTTCTCGTCATTGTACACTATTTTTTCAAACATTGTAATAGGATTACGTACGGGGGTGAGTTCTCTTGTTTCAGTATCAAGTATGTGGAAGAACTTAGGATCATCAACATCACTCCAAGTAAACTCCATCTGAGAACCAAGATAGTGAACATTACCTTTACTTGACTTCGTATGGAAGTGACCTGACATGACTGTCTCAAAACGTTTAAAAAGATCTGCTGTCATACCGTGTGGATTAGGCATGCCTTTGTACATATCAAATCCTAGTAGCTCAAGATGAGCACCGAGGAATGGAGCTTTACAGTTAGCAATAAAATCAGTATATTCTTTATAGTTAGCATTATTAATCCATGGAACAACAGCTACGCCTAGACCATCATAGTCTAGAACTGTTGGCTTCATTATAATGTTAACATTGGAAGTAAAATATCCGAGCAGCTCTTTGAGGCTACACAACTCATTAGTATTTTTATAGAACACATCATGATTGCCAGGAATAATATCCATAGTAATATTATTATCCCGAAGAGGTTCCAAGAAAACTTTACGATTTTGATTAAGTGCTTTAAAATTGACAAACTTTCGATGCTCATAATAATCACCAAGATGAAGTATGTTTTTAATGTTATGTTCTTTCAAATATGGAAAGAAGATCTCAGAATAGAATCGTTCTTGGTAGTTTAAAAATATATCAGAGGAGTTGCGTACACCACAATGTGTATCATTCAATATAGCTACTTTCATATTATACCATAAATAATTCTAGTTTTTTAGCTTTAGCAGCTGCTTTCTCTTCCTTAGCAAACTGTTTAACTGCTTCGTCTTTAGTCTTAATAACATCAATACGGCTCTTAAGTTGATCAACATAAGCTCTTGTATCATTTGCTGCTTGTGCATCCATACCCATATCCATAAAGTCTTCTACACCCATACGTTCAATGAATCGATGCTTTATATCTTGTTGCTTCTTTTCTTTTGTAATACGTCGAATGAATGCAAAGAAACAAATCTGAGTAAAGTATGAGAATGCATTAGGGTTACCAGTACGAGTAGCAGTTTCAATCTTATAGTTACGAATAGCTCTTAGACAGTTTTCAACAGCATCCATTACCATTTCATCTCTATAAGTGTACCGAACAAAGTTCGGTCTGTGAGACAGGCCTTCAGATATTTTCATAAAACATGTTGCGATATAATCAGTTACTTTAGGTGGTGTTTCATTTTTTCCTTCAGCATCATTTACTGACTTAACATAGTCAACAACAGCATAAGAAAATTCTCTATTGTTTACGTAGTGTGGTTTTTCTCTTGGTTTTAGTTTTTTAGTCATGTATTGTTCTCCATAATATGTATATTATAACACAGTTTCCAAAGAATGTACACTATTAAAATAATTAAAATAAAGGTGTACAAATACAGGAAAGTATGTTATAATAATATAGATCCCGGGGAGGGCAGGGGTATACTATATTAATTAATGTACTGTTTCAGTCTCATTAGATATTAAAGTAGGAAGATCATCGTCATCACCATTATCAGTACTAGTCTTTTCATCTAAAGCTAACGCAAACTTAATGTATGTTTCTTTAATATTGTAGGCAACAGAAGCATGTGCAACTACCATCGATTTATCGATGGTGAACGTATTACTTAAAGAGAGATCAAACCATGGCACTAGTTGATATGCATCATGCTTATATTTGTTCACTTCAACTTTAAACGGTCTATCAATAATAAAGTTAGTTTCATTGTTATTTGCAACTAAGCCAATAATCTCATCACCATTCATGAGCTTAAACTGACGTATCTGTAGCGTTTCTAATTCACTCATATCTTTATCTCGTATACCTTGTATTTGAATTTCTCTTTATTATATATCTTAATTCTTTCAGCTGCATGATTTAATGTATAATTCTTCGAACTCTTCCAATGTAAATCATCAGCTATATCGTATACCTTTGTAGCTTTACCGTCAGTGGACTTACGTAATCCTCTACCAATCGATTGAAGTACTCTAACCTGAGACTTCGATGGTGATGCAAAGATTATGTTGTTTAGTCTTTTTATATTTATACCTGTGGAAAACGTACCAACCGAAGCAACAATAATTGCATCTGATTCACCTTCAGTGATAGCTCGTATATCTTCCCTATCATCTACTCCTGTTTCACCAGATACATAAAACAGTTTACGATTCGTTTTACCTATTTCTTCTAACTTCTTTGTTAACATATCATGTAATGGTTTACCATGTTTATCAACATATTGGAATAGAATAAGAGTATTACCATCTTGATCTAAAGCAAGGTTCGATATAAACTGATTACGAGGATCATGTCTTACAATAAAGTCCATCTCCTCTTGATACTTTACCTTTGAAATCTGTTTGCAATATTCATCAGCATACTTAAGTAGTAATACTGATACATCTAAATCAGCTAAATCTTTCGAATCAATCAAAGCTTTAGTAGTAGTTACTTTATGTACTGGACCGAACAAACCTTCTAATACAAGCTGGTGTGTCTGCGTTCCATCCAATGTACCAGTTGTACCGATTCTATATTTAGCATTACAGCACTTCTCAAGTATTGCAGTTAACGACTTAGCTTTAAAGTTATGTGCTTCATCACCTATGACCATACCATAGTCAGCAAACCATGGAGCACGTTCCTTATATATCGACTGCCATGTACTAATCACAACTCGTTGTTTTATATCATACTTCTCTTTACCACCATAAATCCTATGACAATCCTCTTCTACATTCCATTCATCGTATTGACTATAATCACCAAAATCAGAATACATTTGTTCCACGAGAGAAGTAGTCGGTACAATCAATAGAATATTACCTTCATCATACGTACTCAAATAATAACGAATCGCCATGTATATAATCAAAGACTTACCAGATGCAGTCGGAGAAAGTAACAACGATTGTCTATTACTTAATGCATGATGTACTGCTTCTTGCTGATATCCTCTTGCTTCAATCTTATTACCACCAGCTGTAAGGTGTAACTCATCTAATAATGCAGGTACATCTATATTCTCTGTTATATCCGGACGACCATAGTGGTGGCTATCTTCAACTTCTATTTCATAATCACGCGATGCAGCAAACTCACTAAGGTATTTAAATAATCCAGTATATAATAGCTTTTTACGAACATCGAATAATCGTATCTTACCGTCCCACATGCGATTCTTATATGCAGGCATAAACTTATATCCTGGCACATAAAAGCAGAAATGATCAGCTAATTCCATCTCAATACCAGCATCAGTCTGTATATTAAGAAATACGTGATTAGCCTTAGATACTATAATTTTATCCATTATACTCCACTAGTAAACTTGTTCCATTCAATAATGTTCTTGATATTTTGATGACGCCACTTAACATTCTCTAAGATTTCTTTTAGAGTCTTATCAAGTTCTTCGAGGTATTCGATTTTAGATTGTGCTTCTTGTATGACAGGATCAGAGTCATAGAATTTATCCATGTCTCCTTTAAGTACGGTAAGACCATTAAGTGGATCATAGTCCCAACCAAGATCATCCATCTCTTGCTTAGATAGTTTACCGTTATAGTGTAACCACTTATTTTTGAGCAATACTTTAAACTCAGCTTCACGTCGTCTTAACGTAAGCTTATTGATGCTCATAAGTTCTAGGTATTTACCATGAAGTTTAGCAGATTCACGAGATGCTTCATCTAACTGCATTTCATCTATCTCGCAATCTTTCTGCCACATTTCTAGAATGGACTTTAAATCAATCATATAGTTGTAACCTTATCAATCAGTATTATAATTATATATATGCTTATTTTATTTCGAAGTATGAGTACTTAAACGTTACTTTAGCTGTAATATATTCAACATCACTTGCAGTATCAAATTGCAAACCAGATAATGCAGTAGGGAATATGTCTTTAAATTCTATCTCTTTTGATTTATTGTTATGAGAGTTGAGTATAACAAGAGTTGCATCCGACATAACTTCACTCATTTCAACAGTACCATTTACAATATCATGCATCCAATTAAATGTTTCGATAAAGTTTTCCATGTTCTCGGTTACGTTAAATCTTACTGTCAGATCTTCAAAATTGATTCGATCACCGACAAATCCAATGTTAGCACCTTTATACGGAACAGGAGCTTCTGTCATACTGATTCCCGGTAAGCTTGCTGCCGTACAGAAGTACTCGAGATTAGGATACTTATTGTAATCAATCTTTAATGCAAATCCTGTAGGACTTAGAAAGTTTTTATTAGTTGTCACTGCCATAATTTATCTCCGCTATACCTTTATTTATACATAAAAAAAAGAGGGATCCGAAGATCCCCCTTTCTAGTTTACTTCGAAGAAGTTATTACTGATTAGATACCAGCAATAATGTTACGACGGAAGTAAGGGTTTGCACCAACTGAACCAATACCAGCAGCAGTACCGGCAAATGGATTTTGTTGTAAACCGTAACGAGTCTTGAATCCAATTTTTGGTTGGAAATCAT